ACCAAAAATCCTTAGCTTCATTAATAATCTTAAATATAATTCAATAGATGAAGCTAATCCGTTCAACTTAACACAGAACAAATAATAAATGAAAAACAATTATGCTTTTATAGCACTTTCAGAAAATATCACAAGTATCATAACATTACCAAGCGAAGTAAAGGATAAGAAAAATCCTTTCATAATTGTAAATACAGACGATGACCATGGTCTCTATGTTAAAAAACTAGAGAAAGAATTCGCTAAATACAAAGGGTTAGAAATAGCTGATGGCGAAACCGGACTTCATGGTATCGAAACAGGAAACTTGATTGTTTTCGGTGACAGTCGTAAATTCGATTATCGTATAGAAATGAATTATGTAACACTCGCTTCCCTTACGGGAAAAGACGTCAAAGTCTATGATATAATCAATGACTATGACAAAATCGTTAGGAGACTTGCAACATATTGCAAAAATAACGGTATTAAGCGCAAAGCTAACTATCGTAATGATTGTCTTGTTGATCTGAAAGTAACTCTTATCGAAGAGAAACCAACAAAAAAAGTATGTCCATTACTGAATAACGTACTTGGACGTAATTTAAAATTATATACACCTAAAGTTGAGAAAACTTTAGTCAATATATATTCTAAACAAAAACCCGATGTGACCGTAGAACAAGTTACCGTCCATTCCGACTGGGTTAAAATAGGTTGGAACCAATATGATATCTATGTTGACATGCTTGGTAATGAACTCATTACCCTTGAAGACGGAGAAAGATTGTATGTGAAGACTGACCGCTTTGGTCGTCGGTACTTAGCATCTTAAGTCATATACCCACCGCAAGGTGGTCAAGTGATATCCAAAAAATAATGCTAGGTTAAAACAACAAACGTAACTCTCCAAAGGTGAAAGCGTTGTGCAACCGTGGATCGAAAGATACCCGAAAGCAATAACGGTTATTTAACCTGGATATCACTTTTTATTTTTTCTAATTATGAACTATAATTTGAACTTATATAATGAAAAAAACGTCGTATCAATTTTTATTAATTGGTATGTCCGGTCGAGGAAAGACAATGTCTTTTAGGAATATGAATCCTGAAACCACTGGCTTTATCAACATGGAAAGTAAACCGTTGCCGTTCATTAACAAGTTTAAGCACTATAGTACTCCAGATAATTGGCAAGAATGTTATCAGAAACTTATCGAATATGCAAAAAATGATTCTGTTGAAGTAGTGATACTTGATAGTTTTTCGGCATATGTTGACAGTCTATTGAAGACTGCAAGAGATACCAAGAAGGGATTTGATATTTGGAATTATTACAACGAAGAGATTGGAAAATTACAATATATCATAAGGAAATACCCAAAACATTTAGTAGTGACTGGTCACTATGAGTGGGTAGAAGTTGAAGAAGGTGCAATAGAGAAGAGATTAGCTGTTAAAGGTAAAGAATGGAAAGGTATGCTTGAAAAAGATTATACCATTGTAAACTATGCCGATATGACAGTTAAAGAGGGGAAAAGGGAATATTTTATTACTATGAATAATAGTGGTAAAGATTCAGCAAAAACACCACCGATATTTCTTGATGAAGGGGAAGAGAAGATTATAAATGACTACAGTCTATTTGTAACAAAAGTAAATGATAAGTTAAATAAATAATACCAGGAGTACAAATGTATAACGTAAACAAAAATATTGATTCAGAATCTAGTGCCACTAATTTCCTTGATGTAGGAATACATGAAGACGTTGAACTTAAAGGTGTAGAATATAAAATAAGTCCTAAAGAAGGAAACGAATTCATGGTATTTCATTTTGAGAAGGATGGAAAAACACTTTCTCATACAGAATGGAAACCAAAGGATGTAGATCCTGAAAAACTTGAAAACAAAACAAATAATCAGATAAAGCGGGTAAAACATATTGTTACCAAATTTATCTCCGAAGATTCATATGTATTTGTTGCAACTGATTTTAAATCATTTTGTACAAATACTATTAAATTGTTAGGAAATGCATATGTTGGGAAAAAAGTAAGAATAAAGGTAGTTTATTCCTTTAATAACTTTACTTCATTGCCTAACTATGTACCTTTCATCGAAAAGATGGAAATACCAAAAACTTCTTCTAAACTTGAAATTTTATCAATTGATAAAATGACAAAAGAGAAGGCTGATGTAGAACCTGCAGTTCAAGAAAATCCTTTTGTAAAAGAGGAAAATCCTTTAACTGAAGGAGATGCTATACCAGTTGTAAATGAAGACGAATTACCATTTTAAATATATCTCAAAGAAGTTGTATCTTACAAGCAGATCATTTAATTGATTCCTTAGTGTAGACTAGGTCGGTGATGAAAACAACCGTAGAATACAACTTCTTTTTATATCATAATATATACCAAGGAAGTTAGGATAAGAAACGGAAATACTTGTTGACGCTAAAAAGCATGAGAGTATTTTGGCGTGTATTTATGCTAACTTCCTTTTATATTATTTAAATGTACAATACACTAACAGTTACAGATAATATAACCTTTGATAAAATTATTAGTATAATTGATGAATATCATATATATTCTCATTATATTGGTAAACAAGTCAAACTTAATAGTCCTATTTCATCTCCGTTTAGGAAAGATAATAATCCTTCATGGTCGTTGTTTATTTCAAAAAGAAATGAAATAATGTATAAGGATTTTGCAACAGGAGAAACTGGAAATGTTATCAAATTTGTACAGACTATGTTTTCTTTAACTTATCACAAAGCATTAGAAAAGATTTGGAACGATATCATAGTAGGTGGGAAAATAAAAGAACGTACTCCACGAATTGAAACAATTCAAAAAGAACCATCAAAAGTAATAGGTATAAAACGAAAGAATTTTACCAAAAGAGATGATGATTATTGGGAAGTACGGTACAATATAGATAGATCCACATTAAAGAAATTTAATGTATGTCCTATAGAATGCTTTTTTGTTAATGGTATAATGAAACCTTATATATATACAAGTGATTGTCCAATGTATGCTTATAGAATATTTAACAAGTTTAAAATATATAGACCTTTTGCGTCTAACAAACTTGATAAATGGCGTACAAATTGTGGAATGTATGATATACAAGGTTGGGAACAATTACCTGACAAAGGAGATCTAGTAATAATAACTAAGTCATTAAAAGATGTTATGGTATTATATAAATTAGGATACAATGCAATAGCACCTCAAAGTGAAAATTCAATTGTACCTAAAAAGATAATTGATAATCTTAAAACTAGATTTAAAGAAATTATTATATTCTTTGACAATGATTCTACAGGATTAGAAATGGCTGACAAATTGGCATATAAATATGATTTAAAGTATATATATATTCCTTTATCTTTATATGAAATATATCAAGCAAAAGATATAAGTGATATAGTATATAATATAGATCTTAAATATGCTGATGAAAAAATGAAAGAAATGTTAAATGAGAAAAAAGAAAGTTATAAACAAGAAAGTTCGTAATGCTACGATAATTTCTTATAATGGAATAACTTTCAAAAGCAAATTGGAATTATATTGCTACAAAAAATTAACAGAATTAAAAATAAAATTTAAATATGAAGAGGAAACTTTTGAATTAATGCCATCATTTCAATTTAAGAATGATAGTTATGAACTCTTCAAAAAAAGCGGAAAAAGATACTTTGGACCACAAAGAAATCATATTAGGGGTATAACCTATACACCAGATTTCGTAGGTGATAATTGGATTATAGAAACAAAAGGAAATCCAAACGATGCTTTTCCATTAAAATGGAAACTATTTAAAAAGTATTTAGTTGACAATAATATAAATGTTAATCTCTATATGCCTAGAAACCAAGGACAAATAGATGAAATAATAAAAATAATATATGAAGGAATATTACAAAGTAAAAAAAGTAAGTAATTCTTCATTATCTTGGTTTCAAACTTCTCCAAAGTATTTCAAATTAATGTTGGATAAAGAAGAAGAAGAAATAAAAAAGTCTTATTTTGAAAAAGGTGAGCAAATACATCAATATATTCTTGAACCACAAGAATTTGATAAGAATTATATCTTTCTTGACTATGATACACCAAAAAGTGCACAACAAAAAGA